GGTTATAGTCAAGTTCTAGTTAGAGTTGAGTCTGCACCAAACGTACAATCAGCTAACACTACCTTCTCAGGTAGAGTTATTGAAGTGTCAAATTCTGGTGTAACTGGATACAATGTTTTATCAAACAATGATGAAGCACAAATCGTAGGTACATCATTCGGAGAAGGAACAGGTTCACCTGACACTTTCTCAGATACTTTAGAAGATGACTTTGGTTATACTCAAATCTTTAAAACAGCTTGCGAATTAACCAACACAGCAATAGCTACAAGATATCGTGGCTATGCAAACGAGTTCGATAGAATTTGGGCTCAAAAACTACGTGAACACAAAGTAGACATCGAAAGAGCTATGCTTTTCGGTCAAAAAGCTCGTGTTAACGGAGTACAATACACTGAAGGTCTAGTTGGACACATTGTTAAAAATGTTGCTCCAGTAACTGACGATTCAGCATTTTCTTATTCATCAGGTAACGCTTACTACAGAAGTGTAGCACAAAGCGAACTTACTTATGACAGACTACTTGCTGACTTAGAGGTTATCTTTGACCCAGCAAGAGGCGGTTCAAGTGAAAGACTTGTATTAGCTTCATTGCCAGTAATTACATTCTTTAACAAAATGGGCGACGGTGCTTTCATTGACGCTTCTGTTGGACATGCAAATGGACCATACAGAGTTAACATGAACAACGTACAAGGTAGCTTTGGCCACCAGTTAATGGAAATTAACACTGTACATGGTTCTATGTTCTTAGTGAAAGAACCTCTATTCAGAGGAATTGCAAGTGGCTTCATGCTTATGGCTGATATGTCTAAATTAGCATACAGACCATTAGTTGGTAACGGTCTAAATCGTGACACTCAAATCATGACAAACGTACAAAATGCGGATGAAGATTTAAGAAAAGACATGATTATGACTGAAGCTGGTCTTGAAATTTCATTACCTGAATGTCACGCTCTATACAATGTGGAGGGATTATAAAATGGCAAGAGGTAGTATATTAGAAAGAAATAGTGGTAATGGTGGATATTTATTACCAGTTGAAAAATTAACTGCAGCTAAAACTTTAGACGCAGTTACAGATAGTGGAAAAATATTTTTACTAGATGCAGCTGGTGGTGCATACTCCATCACTTTACCTACAACTTTAGAAGTTGGTACTCAATACAAATTAATTGTAGAAGAGAATACACCAACAGGAGCTATTACCATAGCAGCTGGTTCTGCAATTATGTTTGGTAAAATAGCAGAATCTGAAGTTGACACAAGTGATGATAATCCAGGTTCAGCTGGTGCTACAGGAGTTTCAAATGTTATTTTTGGAACAACTGCAGAACAAGGTGACCATATCGTCATTGAGTGTGATGGTAAAAACTGGTATTTTTACGGAAACGCTGCAAAAGACGGAGCCGTAACAACATCATAATAGTTATTAGGTACTATGGAGTGGGCTAGTCCCACTCCGAAACCTATAAAGAATTTTAAATAATAGGAGATAACATGGCAGTATATAATTCAAATGTAAAAGTAATTATTAACGACTTAAGTGTAAAGGCAGATAGTGAATCTGGTTCATTAGCAAATGATATTAAAACATTTGTAAATACACTAGATAGTACAAACAATGAAATTATTTCAACAGAAGCAGTAAAATTAGATGCTTCTAGAGTTGCTTACATAATTCTTTACAAATAATGGCTAATTGTCAACACTGCAGTAAGCCTAATCCAGAAGGATATTTTAATTGTCCTTCATGTGGAAAAAGAGCAGCTCCTAGTAAATGGAATACAAACTTTGTCGTTAGAGAAAACAATCCAATGGCAAGGGCTATTCGTACAGACCAAATAGATTTTAGAACAGTATCTATGGAAGAAAGTATGAAGAAGATACAAAAAAGTAACGCAAACGCAAAACCTGCTCCACGCGGGAAAGGTATAAGGGTAATGTAATGCCAAAACATGCAATGAAAAAGAAAAAGAAAGCAATGAAAAAGAACAAGAAGAAGACTTATAAAAAGAAAGCATCTTCTAAAAGAATGGGCTATTAATGAAAGTTAAAGCACCAAAAGGATATCACTTTATGAAAAAAGGTAGTAAAATGTCTTTAATGAAAAACCCAAGAGGCGGATATAAAAAGCACAAAGGTTCTTCCTTGACTATAAATCTACCAGTAGTAAAAACTCATGGAGGTAAATAATGCCAAGAAAAAAAGCTGTAAGAAAAACTGTAAAAAGGAAATCATCTCCTAGAAAGAAAAGCACTGCTAAGAGAAAGACTACTAGAAAGAAAGGTAGTCCAACTCCTACAAATGCAGCTTTGTATGCTAGAGTAAAAGCAGCAGCAAAACGTAAGTTTGATGTATATCCTTCTGCGTATGCTAATGCTTGGCTAGTTAGAGAATATAAAAAACGTGGTGGTGGCTACAGATAATGGCATATCAAGGCGGACTTAGAAAGTGGTTTAGAGAAGACTGGGTTGATATTGGTTCTAAGAAAAAGAAAGGTAAATATCAAAAATGTGGTCGTAAGTCTGCCAAGGGTAGTAAAAGAAAATACCCTAAATGCGTTCCAGCTGCTAAAGCTAGAACAATGAGTGCTTCACAAAAAAGAAGTGCAGTAAAAAGAAAAAGAGCAAGAGCTCAAGGAGTTGGAGGTAAACCAACTAACGTTAGAACATTTGCTAGAAGTAGAAGGAAAAAGAAATGAGAAGACCAGCATTTGGAACGCAAGTTAGACATACTAACGGAAAGAAAAAAACAAGACAAGGTAATAGTGTAAATACTAAGTATGGCACTAAGACAAGTAAAAAGTATTACGTAAAAAAGTATAGAGGGCAAGGTAAGTAATGGCTGATTTTAAAACAAGAATAGATGATTTGACAGGCTTTGCAAGCACTGATGATGTTGCTATAGTAGACTGGCTTACTGCTGGCGCTAGAGAAATCATTGATGTTTTACCAATGTCTAAACTAGAAAGAATGTCAGAAGTAGAAGAATTTACAGGAAACACTCCTGTTGAAGACAAAAAAATATTAGATGTCTTAAGAAAAGACGAGAATAATAGTAACATATTGATGCCTTGCAGGGAGATAAATGCTAGCCAATCTGGTAGGGCTGCAGATTCTAGTTATATGGAATTTGCTACAAGTTCTGACCCAGTATATTATTTAGAAAATAAAAGACTTTACACATTGCCAGCTAGTGCAGCAACAGATGACAGCAAATTAGTAAAAATTAATGAAGATTTTACGATACTGGCTACAGATACAAGTATACAAAATTTTCCAAAAGAAGCTACAAACGCTGTAGTGTTATATGCTTCAAGAAATGCACTTATGAGACTTATGAACGCTAAACATGGCAATGCAGACATAACCACTGCTTTAACAGCTATAAATACTGAAATGGATGAAACTCAAGCAATAGCTGATTTAATTAACACGCAAGTAGATGCAGCTGTTACAGAAATTGGAGAAATGGTAACTAACGTAGATGCAAACGTAGACACAGCTTTAACTGCTATGAAAACAGCAGCAGATAAAATCAATACTGCAATAGGATTAGCTAATGATGAATATGATGAAGTAGCAGTAGAGGTAACAGGAACTGCAACTTCTCCAATATCAGCAGCTAGAAGCGCAGCAGTAAGTGCTTTATCTATAGCTGATTTAACTATTTCTTCTTCTGCTCCTAGTGCTCCAAGCTTAGGAACTGTAAGCTACTCAGCTGCAACTAATGCAGACGCATCTGCAGCTGCTGTTAGTGCAATTACTGTAGATACTGTAGCTAAAGCAGATATATCTGGAGATGTGCCTAGTTATACTAAGCCAACACAAACTTTTGACATTACACAATTTGAAACATTTTTAGAAACAGATGAAGACACAGAATTAGCACAGTTACAACTTGGTAGATTAAATAATGAGTTAGGAGAATATCAAGCTGATATACAAAATGAATTAAATAAATTTAATCAGTTAAATCAAAGATATGAAGCAAATGTTCAAGCAGAACTTGCTAAACATAATTCTGACTTAAGGAAAGCAATAACTCAGGCAGAAATAAATGCAAGAGATGCTCAACAAGAAGCACAGCAAGCAACTCAAGTTGACTTAGCTAACAAAGCGGCTGACCAAGCTTTAGCTTTGCAAAACGCAGCACAAACTATGGCAGCAACTATTGCGAACAATGATGACTTAGTAGCAAAGTTTTTACAAGAAATAAATTTATATCAAAACAATATAAATAAAGAAATACAAGAATACTCTCAAAACTTACAACAAAAAATAGCCGAGTATCAATCTGCTATTGCAATACAACAAAGTTATTACCAAGAAGCTCAAGCAAGAATTAACGCTGGTAATTCATTCTTAGCAGAAGCTCAAGCTAGGGCTAATGAAGTAAATACATATGGAGCAGAAGTTGCTTCACGACTTGGTCAAGTAACAGCTCAAGGAACAGTTGCTGGTTCTTATATAGCAGCTGCTCAAGGATATGCGACTGAAATACAATCTAAAATTAATATTGTTCAAGGATATGGAACTGAAGTTAATCTTAGACTTGCAGTTGATAGCAGAGAATATGATTGGTATACAAGACAATATCAAATGGTCAATGCACAGTTTCAAGAAGCATTACAATTAATAGGAATAGATAAATTAAAAATTGAACAAATGAGTGAAGGTAGATAATGGCAGCGATAGAATTTACAGCAAAAGAGATTTATAGTAGAGTACTGCAAGCAGTTCCTGATGTATCAGAGAACTATGTACTAAACTTAATTAACGAAGCATTGATTGATATGGGTAGATACACCAATCAAATAGAGAATGCTAAAACAGATTTAAAGCATAATCAATTATGGTATGCATTGGACGACGATGAATCAATAACAGTAAACAAGTTATTTAGATGCACAATATTAAATTCAGATGGAGAATATATTAAGATTCCTAGGTTGTCAAGAGGAGAAATAAAACAATTCTACAATGAGTCAAGTACATCATCTAATACTAGTTGGACGGAGGTATAATGGCAGCGGTAAGCAGTACATATAAAGACCCTAGCGATACTTTTGTATGGTGGATAGAAGGTGATAGACTAGCTATTGCTACTACAGAAGGCGACGGAGGAACAAACGTAACTGATAAAGGTCAATTAAAAGCAGTAAGTTTAGGTTCTGGGAATACTATTACTGATGGTCTTATTATATCTTATTATGCAGAGCCAGATAAGCTAACAAGCATTACTGGCACAATAGATATTGACAATGTACTACAACCAGCATTAATAGATTATGTTAAATCAAAAGCTTTGATGGACGCAGCAGCTAGAGCAAAAGACCCAGGTCTTGCTCAGATTAGAATGGCGTCCGCACAACAATGTATGGCAAATTATAAAGAAGCTGTACGCAGATATGGTATGAAGAAAAACGATAAAGTAGGTGGCACTAGAGCAATAGCTCCAGTGGACATGAGATAAAGGGGCAACGATGGAAGTAGGAAAAGACACTAAATTTACATTATCTATAGAGACAGCTATTAGCATACTGGTTACTGTAGGTATGATTATTGGTATGTGGTATTCTTTGCAAGCAGAAATAGAACTTGCTAAAGAACTACCAGAGCCAGAGGTATCACGTATGGAATACGATTTAAAAGACCAAATGATTCGTGATTCTATTATGAATACTGAAGAAAAAGTAGAAAAACTCGAAGAGAAAGTAGATTCTGTTAAAGAAGATACTAAAATGATTAATGAAACTCTTCTCAACATGAATAAAGACTAATGAGGTTTACAGATGAACAACAGATTTATATCATATTTGGTATTAACGCTCTTCTCATCACTATCCTGGTTGCACTCACAATCAGTCAACTTAGATAGTTTTGCACAAATACAAGCGTTGAATATACAAAAATGCGCAGTAGTACAGGTTAATGCGTCTTGGAACTATCAAAACAGAGTTAAGGTAGAAAAACTAGCTAAGCTTTGTTATGTAGGAGAAATAGATTTAAACAATAAAACTATAGGTGCGGTGATTCAAAAAGAATGGAATATCAAGGTTGTCCCTACAATTATCATTCTTAAAGAAGGTAAAGAGGTTGAAAGATATGAACCTGGTATCAGTATGAGATTTGACGAACAAGAAGTTTTTGATAAGATTAAGAAGGAGATAAAGTAATGCCTGGATTAAAAGGAAAAATGAGCAATATAGATGTAGCTAAACCTTTTGGTAAAATTACTGCTGCAGATTTTGCAGCATTAAGAGCTATGAAACAAGGTAATGGTAAAGGTAAAATGAAAAATGCCAGCAAAAAGAAAAACTAAAAGTAAAAAAGACCCTAGATTAGCTAGAGCTGGTGTATCTGGTTATAACAAACCAAAACGAACACCTAACCACCCTAAAAAATCACACATTGTTGTAGCTAAAGAGGGAAGTAAAGTTAAAACCATACGCTTTGGTCAGCAAGGTGTTAAGACTGCAGGAAAGCCTAAAAAGGGTGAATCTGCTAAACAAAAAGCTAGAAGAAAAAGTTTTAAAGCGAGACATAGAAAGAATATTCGCAAAGGAAAGATGTCTGCTGCATATTGGGCAGATAAAGTTAAATGGTAAAGAGGAGGAATCATGGGACCAATATTAGGTAAAGTTCTTACAAGTTTAGGTACAGAGAAGCTTATTAAAGCTATCATTATGCACCTAGGAGATTGGCTTGTAGCTAAATCATCTAACAAACTAGATGACAAGTTATGGGCAGAAGTGAAAAAAACTCTAAACAAAAAATAGGAGAGATATATGAACTGCGAATGCGGATGCGGGTGCTAAGTGCCTAAACAAATGTTAACATTAAATGACTTTAGCGGAGGACTTAATACCAAGTCCTCTCCTAGGGATATTGCGTTCAATCAAGTTCAATCAGCTAGCAATGCTGTATTGTTAAACTCTGGCGTAGTTTATACATCAGTTGCTCCTACATCTAAAGGAACAGCTAGCGATATAGAAATAAGCGAGTTTGTCAACACTGCTTTTACATTTAACTCTCAATATGATATATCATCAAGCCCAAATCCTGGAGACGGAGGTTATAGTAGAGGAAACTTCCAGGGAAGCCCTAAGGAAGTTATAACTTTACACGAAGGTTCAACTGGAGCGTATAATATACGTTTTCTTTCAAGAAGCTTTAATACTACTGGAAATTTCTCTAGAAGCACTAATAATAGTATATCTGGTATTGCAAAACCTGTTTTTTATTACATAGATGGAACTTTGTATATATCTGATGAAAGCCATGTTGGTAAAACAGGAGACATTGCTTTTCCAGTAAGAACTGCAATAAGATTTGTAGATACAAACAGATTTGGAGTTAATACATTTGCTTGGGTTCAAGGAGCAGCGGTAGGAACTACAAGCGATGCTAATGCTAATATAAACTCTAACAGTTCTTTTTCTGCTACCTTAAACGTAGATGGTGAATTTGAAATGATTTACCAAATAGAATCTAGTTCTGGAGGCGGTGGATTTGAAGCAGGAGATTATGAATGGTCTTACACTTACGTCGACTTAACTGAAGATGAAAGCTTGCCTCACGTATGGACAAGCGCACCTAGCGCTGCAAGTTTGTCTACTGGTCACTTCTTTACAGGAGTTGGTGTTAAAATAAATGTAGCTAGTGCATTTAGAGAAAAGGAAAAAGGATTTAGAATATACACTAGAAGAAAAGACAAGAACGAAAGATGGAGTTTGTTTCTAGATGTAGATTATGAAAGAGGCGTAAGAAAAAATTTATTTGATGATTACAGTTCTTGGGGTGGCTCTGGAACATACAGAAGCTCTGGGACAAAAGAGGTAACATCTTTAGTAATAGAATCTCCAGCCTTAGATACCTATGATAGTATTAATGGATATTCACACACAGAAGAAAGTGTAGACATAGACGCATATAAAAGTGCTTGTGTTGCACAAAGAAGAGCTTGGGTATGTAATGTATCCAAAGAAGATAAAACTTTTGATGACAGAATTTATTATACCCCAGTAAACAGATTTAACACTTTTCCTGATTCATATTTTCTTGATATAGGTATTAATGACGGAGACTCTTTTGTTGCAGTAGAATCTCTAGGTAACAGAATTATTGCTTTTAAACAATCTAAAATATATGTAATAAATGTATCTTCTTCATCAGATGCTGGTTGGTATTTAGAAGCAGAATATGATGGACATGGATGTACTAAAAAAGAAGCATTATGTAAAACACCTTTTGGTCTTTGTTGGGCTAATGAAGAAGGAGTATTTATATTTGATGGAACATCTATACCAAAAGAATTAACAGAAAATATATCAGATGACACCTGGTCTACTGATTTTACATCTTCTATGTCTTTGGCATTTGACCAAAAATACAAACAACTATATGTAGCTGTAAATTTATTGGAAAACGGTGATAATAAAATATATGTTTATGACTTTGCTAAACAAGCTTGGAGTATAGTAACTAGAAGCGTAGCAGACTCACCAGCGCAGTCTAATTTTGTTCATTTGCCTGACGGTATATATGCATATGAGTTTGAAGAAGATTCAGGAACTGGTACAGCTGAAAATATTACAGTCAAAAAATATAGTTTGTTAGACTTAGGTGGAAAGAATTTAACATTACAAACAAAAGATATAGACTTTGGTGCACCTGGAAAAATCAAAAAGGTATATAAAGTTTATGTAACAGCTAGAGATGCAACAGCGGGTACGGTGTTAACAATGAAGTATGCAACTGATGGAAGTACATCTTTTGGAAACTCAGCAAATGCAACCATAAATAGCAATCAATACGAGGTAAATGCTTTTACAGTTGATGCAGATTGTGAATCTATAGCATTAGAATTTACTAGCAATGGTAAAGTAGAGATAAGTGACATTACAATAGAATACAGAGCAAAATATAAGAGAGCGTCATAATGCCAAAATCTGGTGAACATAAAGTCAATTATATTGACTCTTTCTTTAGACAAAGACCATCAATAAATAGCGTCAGAGAAGGAGAAACAATATCTTTTCTTGAAGACGGCAAACTAATCAAGCAAGAAAAAAGAAATGGTGTAGTATATCAATCTGAGTTTTCTGAAGCAATACCAAAGCTATCTACAGAAGAAGTAGAAGCTGGAGTTATTCGTGAAATTATAGCAGGAGATGGTCTTACTGGTGGTGGGTTTGCTGGAGAGATAACTTTAAATGTAGTTGGTGGTACAGGTATTACTGCTAATGCAAATGATATAGCTATTGATTCTACTGTTGCTACTTTAACAGGTACACAAACTCTTACCAATAAAACTTTAACAGCACCTACTTTAATTACACCAGCACTAGGAACACCAGCAAGTGGTGTTATGACAAATGTAACAGGAACAGCTTCAGGATTAACTTCAGGAAAAGTAACTGTAACAGATAGTACATCTAATACAAATTTTCCTGTCATATTTCACGATGAATCTAATGCTTTATTAGACGATACTAATGCATTAACCTATAATCCAAGTTCTGGTACTCTTGTAGTGCCAAATTTAAATGTAAGTGGAACTACAACTACTGTAGATACTACAAATCTTGTTGTATCAGATAAACTTATTGAGCTATCTAACGGAGCAACTGGAACTCCTGCTGCAGAATCTGACTCAGGATTAATTATAGAAAGAGGAAGTTCTGATAATGTGTTTATTGGTTGGGATGAAGGTAGCGATAGAGTAAGGTTTGCTACAACATCATCTACAGGTTCTTCAAGTACAGTATCTTTTATTTCTAATGCAAATATACAAGCAGGAAGATTGTATGGAGATGTAACTGGTAATGCAGATACTGCTACAAAGATTGCATCTATTACCAACAGTGATATTGTTCAATTAACATCTACTCAAACACTTACAAACAAAACACTAACCAGTCCAATTATTGATAGTGTAACAATTTCAACAATCCAAACAGGAAGTGAATCTTTTGCAGACAATGACACTTCTTTAATGACTTCTGCTGCAATACAAGATAAGATAAATGCAGATGCGTTATTAGATTCAGAAGTTGATGCTGATATTAAAACTTTGTCACTACCTGCAAGCACTACTATATCTTCTTTTGCTAAAACATACTTAGATGATGGAGATACTACAACATTTCAAAATACTATATTTGGTACAACAGATGTTCAATTAGGTGGTCAAGAAAAACCTAGAGTGGTTACTTTAGATTATAAAACAGACTCTTTGACAGCAATAGGAAGTGGAGATAATTTTATTATAATAGATGCAAGTGATAATTATGATTTAAAAGTAGCTAATTTCCCAACAGTCATAGGAACAACAGGAACAATAAATGCTAATGAATTTGCAAGGTTTACAAACTCTACTACGCTAGAAGCATTAACAGCAGCAGAAACAGTTACTGCTCTAGGGTTAGATGATGTACCTACAGTATCAAGTGGTTCTAACGACAGAATTGCTACATTTACTGGTGCTTCTGCTTTGCAAGGAGAATCAAATCTTACTTTTAATTCATCTAATGTTTTGTATGTAAATGGTTCTGTAGGTATAGGTGCAACAAGTCCTTCTGCAAGCTTAGAAATATCTAAAGCTGGTGGAGAATATTTAGATTTAGACATTTCAGGCATTTCATCAGGTACTTCAAAATTAAGATTTTTAGATGGTGGAACAGCCAAATTTGAATTAAGACATTTCGCAGGAAGTCAACTGCTTGATGCTAATTTAAGTGTATACGACCACAATACATCATCTGAGGCATTAACTGTACAAGTAGGTGGAAATGTCGGTATAGGAACTAACTCACCTGGAAGTGAACTGCACATTGGAACTGGTAATACTGCAAGACATATTAAAGTATCAGATAGTAGAGCTATGTTTGGGTATAGTGCAAACTTTGCTATTGTTCAAGGTGGTAGTACAAAGGGAATAAAATTTAATACTAATATAGACACTTTAGGTGCTAGTCCAAAGATGACTATTACTACAGCAGGAGATGTTGGAATAGGAACTGAATCACCAAGTGGTAAACTTCATGTAGCAGGAAGTATTTCATCATTACAGTTTTTAAATGCAGATAGTGGAGATTCACAGTTAAGATTATCAGGTACTGGAAATCAAAGAGTAGAATTTAGAGATACTGCTACTGGTGCAAACTCTTGGATTGGTATACCAAGTTGGAATGATGATGCAGTTTATATATTTGGACCAACTTCTACTGGTAATGAACAAGCATGGGTTTATGAAAGTTCTACACACAGATTTAATACAGGAAGTAGTGAACAATTAGCTATTTTCAGTAATGGTGCTATAGGTATGTCAGCTTATTCTGTTGCTGATAGACACTTAGAAATTGGTTCAAGTAGACAAGCAAATGGATATGCCTATATAGATTTAATTGGAGATACAACTTATACAGATTTTGGTGCAAGATTTATTAGAAATAATACTGGTGCAAACACAAGTTCAGAAATAATACATAGAGGAACTGGTGTATTAGCATTAAATGCATATGATGCAGGAAGTGTAAGATTTTATACAAGCAATACTGAAAGAGTTAGAATAGATAGTTCAGGGAATGTGTCTATTGGTGCTTTTACACCTGGATATAAGTTAGACATAAGTTCAGGAGATATTAATTTATCTCAAAGTCAAGGAATTAGAATTAATGGCAATTATAGATTATATGGAGATGGTAATTATACCACTTTAAGAAAACCTGATGGTACAATAGCTTTATATATAGGTGGTTCTGATGCTGCTAATTATTATGACCATACAAGACATAGATTTAGACCAAGTGGTGGTGGTAGTAATTATTATATGACTGTATCTACTGGCGGACTTGGTATATCAAGAGGTACAGATGATGCAGAAGCTAAATTACATATTGGAGATGGAGATAATAGTAATAATGCTTTAGCAAGTAATACATTAGGAACTACTGCAGGTGATGCGATTGATTTAATAAAATTAGAAACTGACACAACAAATGCAAGTCAATTAATATTTAGACAACTAAGAGAAGCAAATGGTTCTTCTTGGACATCATCAGGAACAAGAATTTTAGCAAGAACTGATGTGACTGAACAATCATATATTCAATTCAATGGTAATGGGAATCAGTATGGTTTATCGTTTGGAGTAGGTACAAGTTCTGAAGCTATGAGAATAATAAATGGTGGAAATGTTGGAATTGGAGAAACTGCACCTGATGCAAAGTTAGAAGTTTTAGAAACAGGAACTGGTGCAGGAACTGGGGGAATTATTACAGGAACTGCAAC